AAATGATGCGTGATGCTTCTGGTAAACCACTAGACATCTTAGTATATGCTCCTCAACGTAGGAACCAATTACCTTTAACTCGTAATGATGTTAAATGGGAACCGTTCATTGAATTCTGGATGCGTAAATCTATGTTAGAATTAAAAGTTAAACGTATGATCTGGGCTAGACCTGGTACCGTTAAAACTAATGGTTCTAAACAAGAATTAAAACGTACATCTGCTGGTGTATACCACAGAATGCGTAACAATGGTAACTTAGTACAATACAATCGTGGTGAGTTCACTGCTAACTTGATTCGTTCGGTTTTTGGTGATTTGTTCTACAGACGTGTTGATGTTAAGGATCGTAGAGTTAAGATGTACACTAATGAAGCTGGTTTTGATGTATTCCAACAAGCTTTAAAGAATGACGCTTTAAATTCTGGTTTAACTTTCATGGCAGATAGCGGTAACCGTTACATGCAAGGTGAAGGTCAGCATATCACTTATAACTTTGCATTCGATGCAATGGTTACTCGTGAAACTGGTCGTGTTGAATTGATTCACTTAAAAGAATTAGATTTACCACAAACAAACTTAGAGTTTGGTCAGAACAAAAAATCTACACCTGTATTCATGGTATTTGATGTTAGTCCTATGAGCGATGGTTCAATGGTTAATAACATTCGTGAAGTACGTATGAAAGGTGCTCCTTCTATGACTTGGGGTTATATTGATGGTACTCGTCACCACTTAGGTTTTGCTAAATCTCAGGGTATGAGTTCTGCTAATAAATTTCCTGGTTATGAAATTTGGATGAAGGATCGTTGTGATGTATTCATTGAAGATTTGTCTCGTACAGTTTTGATTGAAGAAATACCACAGTTCTAATAACAGTACTGGTGTGGCTTACCATAAGAACAGCTCACTAGTCAACATACCGAGAAGAATTACCCCCCAGGCAACCCCTGGGGGAGTCTTCTCAAATACAGATGGGGGAACAAATTATAGGTTTGCTGCCCTGTTCTTCACCGAACACCATCTGCAAACAAACCAAATAAAATAAACTACATATGGGTAAGGAAAAATGGAATACCTACGAAATTCAAAAAAGAAGTAGGGATAAGTCCATTCTCAGAAATAAATTGTATGTTAAAAATTATTTGGAAAATAAATCATGTGTAGACTGTGGGAATTCAGATATTAGAGTTTTAGAGTTTGATCATGTAAGAGGTGTTAAATTATATCATGTTTCTCATATGGTAACAAAAGCTTACAAATTAGAACTTATAAAAGATGAAATTGATAAATGTGAAATAAGATGTTGTAATTGTCATAGAATTGTTACACATGAAAGAAGAAATAATAAAATAAACCAATAATAAAAAACAAACAATTACATTATGGGAAAAATAGGAAAAATCTCAACTATTAAGAAAGATTACAACAGTTCTCAGTTACAAACAATGCAAGGTGGCCTTGCTCAGAAAGGTATGACAAGAATTCCTGGTACAGGAGTTTTCAAATATCCTTACAAAGAACTAGATGGTCAGTACAGAACAGGACTTGATGCTAATGCTTCTTATATTAGACGTATTGGTGATAAAGTAGAAAGAGAATTAGAAATAGAAAGAGTAACAGATTTAAGAAAGAAGCTTGAACTTGCTTTAGGTGATATTGACTTAGGTCCTAGATCTTCATTTTGGAACTATGGTTTATCAACTTCTACAGATGATCCTACGCATGTACAGCCTGTGAAACTTATGGATGGTGATAACTATTTTGATTTTTCACAACCTTTTCAAGAGTTAGCTTTTGCATGGTTAAGAGTTCATCCAACAATTGCTTCCAGCTATCAAGCTTGGGAACGTGGTGAATATCCTGCAGATATACAGTTCTATGTAGCTGATGATGAGATTGAAAATGCAGTGATGTATAAGAAGAAACAGTTGATCAATAAAGCAATCATTAAGTTTGATGCTATGACTCCTGAGAAAAAGAAGAAGGTAGCTCGCTTATTAGGACTTCCTGTTAGTGATGATACTAAAGAAGAAGTGGTGTATAACCAAGTGGATAACCTATTGAAACAAACAGAATTCAAGAATGGCAAATATGCAGGCTTAAACCCTGTAGAAATCTTTGGTAGATTTGCAGACATGAAAGAAAACTTACTCCATATTAAAGATTTAGTAAAACAAGCAATCGCACACTCAATATATAGATCAAAGCCTAATGGTAAAGTTTATGAAGGTGATTTTGAAATAGCAAAAGATGAAGATGATTTAGTGAAAATACTTGCTGATGAAGATAACCAAGATCAACTATTAACTCTAGAAGGTAAATTAAAAACTAAAAAACTAGCTTCTGTATGATCCCTGTAGATAGTTTATTATATAAAATTGACCAGAAACTAAATAAACTATCAACAAACGAACATCAACAGATTAACTTAGAAGATAAGATATTAGCTTTAAATGAAGCTCAGATCAAGTTGATTAAGCAAAAGGTTGATGGGTTTAGTACAGCTTCGGGTTTAGGTTTAGATGCTTTTAGAAAGCGTTATGAAGACCTACAAAGTTTAATCATTACATATAATCACCAGCCCCTTCCTTTATATCTAAAGAATGCTGACTTGAATCAGTGGGGTGCGGATATACATTCATTGGTTCCAATGTATATGTTTTATATTGATGCTTATTTATTAGCAGATAAAGGTCCATGTGTTAACAGAAAAGTATTTATAAATAGAGACTTAGCTAAACATTCTGACTTACAGTTTCTTTTAACTAACGATCACTATAAGCCATCTTTTGAATATCAAGAAACATTTATCTTCTTGTCAACAGATGAAGTGAATATATACACAGATGGAACATTCACACCAACTTCAATTAACATTTCATATATGAGGTATCCTCAGTATATAGATAAAGTTGGTTATGTAAGATTTGATGGAACAGATTCAATAGATAGTGATTGTGAACTTGAATTATATTTAGAGGATGAACTATTAGATTTAACAGTTCAGAACCTAGCAATGTATACAGAGAACCAAGGTGCTATGCAAAGTTCAATATATAGAATACAAACAAACGAATAATTTTTTACAATTTAAATAAAAAACAATGGCCGATTTTTCATTAACCACGCTCTTTGTGGTTCCAGTAGGAAATACTCTACCTAGCTCTGGATCTACACAAAATTTAACAGCTGGTCAGTTTGGGATTTTCAAAAGCGATTACACAGTTGCCACTTCAGGTAACATTGCTGCATCTCCCTACTTCTATTTAGCACAAGGTAGAGTTAATACCTATTTACAAGGATCTAAACGTTCAGACAAAATCTCTGGTATCAACAATTCAGCTTACGGTACTAACGTAACTCAATGGTACAAAGTTAATGGATGTCCTACAGCAGCTAACCAAATCACTCAAGTTGGTGGTTGGACAGTTAAATGTGGTGATATTGTAACTTTAACTTTACGTGGATTTTCTAGCTATGTTGACACATTGTACTTTAATGGTTTCACTCGTAGTGTAACTGTTCAAGCTCCTTGTTGCGATTGTGGTGGAAACCCTTGCACTGATGTTGATGTTCCTGCTTTAATTGATGCTTTCATCATTAAGTTAACACAACAAGCTCCTGGTGACAACCCAGATAACATTAGCTTCAACACTTTCTACACATTTGAAAGAATTGGTGATGATCAAACTGCTGTTTTACAAATCACTGGTAAACCATTAACTGTTTATGGACAACCTTGTGATGTTGCTGCAGATCCTTTTGAATACGATAGGTTCTATTTCCGTACCTTCGTTTATTCTGGTCCTGCTACAACTGCTGACTTTATTGTTGCTGACAGATGTAACTTTGTTGCTGAACCTGTTATCATTCAACGTTCTTCTTATGCAACTGGTACAGCTGCTGAGATTCAACAATTAGAAAAGAACTTTTATAGCTACCAAGCTGGATATTTGAAACATTTATACAGAATGGTTGGTTACAATGAGAACTTTGAATCTTGGGTATCAACTGGTACTACGTACGATACTTATTACATTAAGTATAATGCGTTTGACAAATCTGCTTACGAATGGGGTGCTTATATTCAAGAAGATAGTAGTTCAATAATTGCTGTTCCTCAAGGATACACTTCTGCAATCGAAGCTATCTTAGTTGCTGCTTTAGGTGCTGTAGCTTCTGATAATGCTTGTGTAACAACAACCACTACCAGCTCTACTTCTAGTACTAGTACAACAACTTCAACAACTACTTTGATTCCTTAATAGAATAAAGTAGGTATCATATAACCTATACCAGAGGGTGAGAGGATTAATTCTCAAATCCTCTGGTATTTTTATTTTAAATAAGATGACTTTAGATTTTTTAGTAATAAATACTTACACTGCAAATACATTAGGTATAGCGGATATATCAATTTATGATACTAACCCTCCTACTGTTACCAGTCCTAGTATGAGTTTTATTATTCCAGGATATACAACACCTGTGGTTCTTCCTTTTACACCGTTGAGTTTTAATACTTATAACTCACTTACATTAGGACTTAGCACATCAGGTCAACCCTTACTTCCTCTTCCTGATGGAGTTTGGACTGCTACTTATTCTGTTGCTCCTGCTCAAACCAATTTTGTAACAAAGACATTCATGCGTATAGACATTATACAAGAGAAGTATGATTCTGCATTTATGAAACTTGACATGATGGAATGTGATTCAGCAATTAGAACACAATCTAAGGTGACTCTAAGTACAATCTATTTTATGATACAAGGAGCAGTTGCTGCTGCTAATAACTGTGCTGTAGATACAGCAAATAAGTTATACGTACAAGCAGACAACATGCTAAACAATTTTATAAGAAATAATTGTGGATGTACTGGTAATAACTACGTAATTAACTTTTATTAATATGGCAAACTGTAGAGAATGTGGCATCCAAGTTGGATGTGGATGTCAATTAATTAATGGCTTATGTTCAGCTTGTAATTACAAGTCAAAACAAGTAGCTCAAAGAATAAAAAATGTTATACACAAGATTAACAGATTGTATAGAGTGTGCTAGTATACCTGCATTATTAAATGATATTAATTGTAAGCTAACTGATTTAGCTAATGATCAATATAATAATATTGTATTTTCTTTAAACAAATATATATCAGGTGAACTAGTTAACGACTTATTAAATTACAAACAAATACTAACGTATAAGAGTTGTAATCCAGACTATGCTATGCCCTTTAGTGTGCAAATGATAGCTAGTAGAGTGATAGTATTAATCCATAAATAATTTTAAAATGTCTTGTGATAATTGTTATAATGGCTGCACTGAGAGTGTATCAGATAAATGTGTTAATTATACAGGAGCAGCTGTACCTGCATTAGGTATCACTATACCAACTAATCTCTTGTGTATTGAGAATACACTTATTGAGAAAGTAGTTTCATTTTTAGATGGAACAGGTATTGATATCACAATCAACCCTTCATATTATTGTAGTCTTGTCACTCAATATTTACCAGGAGGAACTCCTACTCTTCTTGATGTATTAACAGCTTTGGTAAGAGCTGCTTGTAATTTACAAGGT